AAATTTAGTATCAAGTGGACAACAAAATGTAATATTAAATGGCAATCCTTCAAAAACTTTTTGGAAAGCTGCATATTTAAAATACACCAATTTCGGTATGCAAAAATTCAGAATAGATTTTGAAGGGTCAACAACTATGCGTTTAGCAGAATCGTCTACTTTTCAATTTAAGGTTCCAAGATATGCTGATTTACTAATGGATACGTATGTTGTTATAAATTTACCTGCTATATGGAGCCCAATTTTACCTCCTCAACAATATACAAATCCAGATGGAACAACCTCATACACAAATTGGGCACCATATGAATTCAAATGGATTGATTATATCGGTGCTATGATGATTGAAAAAATAACAATTAATTGTGGTAATCAAAAATTACAAGAATACTCAGGTTCTTATATACTGAATATGGCACGTAGAGATTTCACTGCCGAAAAGTTACAGTTATTTTATGAGATGATTGGTCATGTTCCAGAGTTAGTTGACCCAGCTAATGCAAATAGTCGTGTTAATTCTTATCCCAATTCTTTTTATACTGATAATCCTGCAGGTGCTGAACCGTCTATAAGGGATAGACAATTGTATATTCCTCTCAATTCTTGGTTTACATTAAAGACTCAAATGGCTTTTCCTTTAGTTTCATTACAATACAACGAATTGCAAATATATATAACCATTCGCCCTATCAATGAATTATTTAAAATAAGAGATGTTTTTGATACTGTAAACAACTATCCATATATTGCGCCTAATTTCAATCAATTTCAGAATCAAATGTATAGATTTTTACAAACACCTCCTGATGTTAATTTGGGTTTAAATTCATATTCAGATCAGCGAACCATATGGTTTCCAGATATTCATCTAACATCAACATATTGTTTTCTCTCTAATGACGAATCACGAATCTTTGCAAAGAATGAACAAAAATATTTGTTTAAACAAGTAAACGAAAAAGTTTTTTATAACGTTACTGGACCTAATAAAGTTGATTTGGATTCACTTGGATTGATTTCCAGTTGGATGTTTTATTTTCAAAGAAGTGATGCTAATTTACGCAATGAATGGACCAATTATAGCAACTGGCCTTATAATTATTTACCATCGGATGTAACTCCCGCCTCAACATATGGAAATTATACGTTAGCAGGCGGTGAACAAATAGGTCCAGGAGTCAACCCAGATGGACGATTAACAGGATACATGACTTCAGGAGCATATACCATGCAAAATATTAAAGAAATATTAATCAGTATGGGAATATTATTAGACGGTCAATATAGAGAGAATATACAAGACGCTGGTGTATTCAATTATATAGAAAAATTTACTAGGACAGCTGGTTCAGCACCAGAAGGCCTTTATTGTTATAATTTTTGTTTAAATACTTCTCCTTATGATCTCCAACCTTCTGGTGCAATAAATATGAATCGTTTTAATCAAGTGCAGTTGGAATTTACAACAGTCATTCCTGCACTGGATCCTTTGGCTCAAGTATTGACTATTTGTGATCCTAATTCAGGTGATATAGTTGGTATCAATAAGCCTACATGGAGAATTTATGAATACAATTACAATCTATATGTTATGGAAGAGCGTATAAACATGGTTGTCTTTGTTGGTGGAAACGCTGGTCTGATGTATGCTACCTAATTTTCCGCCTTTGAAAAAGATGGAGCCAAAAAGTTTACAAATTTTATTATCAATTCAAAAAAAATTGATAATAAATTGATAATAAATTCATTATGTAAAATTAATTGTAACATTAAAAATGACTAATAATTATAATTGTGAATATGATTTTTATAAATTGAAAAATGGTGTCACCGAAAGACTTTATTGGTATAAAATCGTTAGGACTACAAACACAAACAATATATATTTTATTGAAAAATATATAGAACTTTTGAAAGATATTTATGTTTTGAGATTGTTATCATGTAATCCATTTGCTGCCGAAATGTTATCAAGACATCCCGAAAAAATAGTTTGGAATGAATTTGTAAAAAATCCAAATGCGATTCACATAATAGACAAATATTTTGATTTGTGTTTTCAATCATTGAATAAATATGGAAAACAAGAATTATTGAAACACCCTAATTTTGTTCATCTTATTGAAAAATACCAGCAAAAAATGGTAGATGAGTTGTTATTTATTGATTGTATTCCTGATATATTGGAAATCAATAAACCTGAATATTTTGATTTGTTTGAAAAATATTTGGAAAAGTATCCAGAAAAAATAGAAGAAATAAAAAATACTCCATTGTCTTGTTTTTGGCGGGGATTATGTCAAAATCCATATGCAATTGACATAATAGAAGAAAATTTACATAAAATACCCGATTATGGTTGGGCTGCAATAGCAAAAAATGAAAATGCTATTCATTTGATAGAGATAAATCTTGATAAATTCAATTATATTGGTCTTAATTCAAAATGTCAATATGGTTATGTATGTTGGGATAATTTGTCCGAAAACCCAGCTGCTATTTCATTGTTAAAAAAAAATATACATAAAATAAGTTGGAAACATTTGGTGAAAAATCCGAATGCTATGCAAATATACGAAGACTATCCAGAAAGAATGTGGGATTATCTTTGTCATATGAATTATGAAAATTTATCTGTTATTACACCCATATTTGAATTGGATTATGATGCTATTGAAAAACGCTGTAATATTTACAAAGAAGAACTCATGCAGGTTGCATTGCATCCATCTAGAATAGAGCAATATTTACAGCAAGGAATTTCTATTTATGACCTGGAAAAATATATATAAATGGTGGCTATACTTACAGCTAAATAAGATACAATAAATAAAACATGTAAACTTGTAACTAACTGCAAAATATTCAATGGTTTCTTTAAGTTGTTTTGGGGATTTATTATATTTTAACGATTTTTTTATCCAAAAAGTATTTTGGGTTTTCAATTTTGGACATTTTTTTTGTCCATTTTTGAAAAATCCGAAAAAGTCTTGGAAAAAAACAAGTTTTGTGACTGAAATGTAATTTTAGCGTCTGGACGCCAAAAAAATAATTTTCATTTTGTTAGCATATTTTTTTTATAATAATTTAAAAACTTTTTCTTTTTATAAAATATGGAAACTTTAGGAAACCAAAAGTTGCAAAAAAGTTGCACGAATTATTATTGTAATATTTGTCACTATAATACGAGTCGCAAAAGTAGCTATGACAAGCATATGTTGTCACTGAAACACATAAAAACCGAGAATGGAAACGAAATGGAAACCAAAAGTTGCAAAAAGTTGCAAAAAAGTTGCTATACAATTTATACATGTAAAAATTGTAACAAAGAATATTGCAATAAAAGCGGCTTATGGAAACACGCAATGAAATGTAATTTCAATACAAGTAGCCAACAATTTGAAAATAATACTAATAAAGATGATATAATACAATTATTACTTAAACAAAATAACGATTTAATCAAAGAGCAAGCTGATATAAAGCAAATTATTCTTGAAATCGTAAAAAATGGAACCAATAATGTTATTAACAATAATAATATAAACTCTAATAACAAAACATTTAATTTACAAGTATTTTTAAACGAAACATGCAAAGACGCTATGAATATAAGTGATTTTGTTGAATCAATTAAATTGCAGCTTTGTGATCTTGAAAATGTTGGTAAGGTTGGTTATATTGAAGGGATTTCCAATATAATAATTAAAAACCTTGAGACTTTGGAAGTTGAAAAACGCCCAGTTCATTGCACTGATCAAAAAAGGGAAGTCATGTATGTAAAAGAAGACAATGTTTGGGAGAAAGAAGATGAAGCCAATAAGAAATTGAGAAAGGCTATACGAATGATTGCTCATAAAAATATTTGTATGTTTAAAGCATTCAGAGAGAAATATCCTGATTGCGAAGAATATGATTCTAAAAAAAATAGTCAATATAACACAATTGTTTATGAAGCTATGGGAGGAAAAGGTGACAATGATTATGAAAAAGACACTAAAATTATAAAAAAAATCGCTAAACAAGTAACTATTGATAAATATCAATAACAATATTTACACTTTTAATTTTATTTTACATTTAGATATGCATTAGCAGCATAAGGTCCGTCGTCTAAAAATTGTCCGGTAACAGAATATTGTTTGTCGTAATTAGGCATAAATTGTAATCCAGCTGGTTTATAACGTTCGTCAAATAATTGTTGACCACCATTAAAAGCACTTATCCACGTATTTACACCAAAACTAGCCTGTGGTGGTTGGCCTAATTTTTCTTTATTGGATGTAAATAATTTGGCTTGTGTTCCTATATCAGTAGTTAACGTAGA